TGCCTGATCATCTGCCACGTGTTGGGATGGGTCAGCGCGCTGCTGTTCTGCTACTGCCTGATTACCTACAAAACGCACGGCGTCATCAGCATGACCGACATGGTGACGTTCATCGGCTCCCTGGGCACATTCGCGACCATGCTGATTGGCACGCTCGGGCTCATCAAAGGCGGAACGGACGTGGCAAACAATCGCGCGCCGAACGCTCAGGATCAAGTTCAACCGCCCTCAGTGGGCGCAGATGGTAAACTCTAACGCAGATTGTGAGGTTTCAAAATGGGTGCGTATGTAGCGATTTCAATCGTGATTATCTTGGCGTTCTTTGCTGGCGTGTGGCTGGCGCCTGTCGTGCGCGCAGACTATGGCGAGTTCAAGGCCTACGTCGAGAGCAAGTTGCGGGCAGCCGAGCAGGCCGCGAAGGACAAGCTTTAACTGCGTCACTTTACGGGGAGCCGCTCGCTGACACGGGCGGCCCATTTTTTGGAGGGCACGAATGGGCGATGCAGAGCAGCGTGACCAAGTGCAGGAAAAGCTGGACCTGTTGCTGGATCGCTTCCAGGACATTTCGAACCGACTGGCAGTGCAGAGCGTCCAGCTATTCGGCGCACCGGAAGATCAGTTTACCGCCGGCCATTTGCCCATGCTCAAGAAGGAAGTCTCCAGCCTGGATACCCGCGTGACGATCATCGAAGGCGTCCACGCAAAAGAGATCGGCCAGTCTGGCATCGTGCTCCCGTTCCTGCGTTGGGTGGGTAGCGCGGCGCTCCTGACGGCCGGTGCACTCCTCCAATGGTTCCTTGCGAGGCCAAAGTAATGCCATCCGAAGTCTACAATCCCGAGATCGCTGAAGAAATCCTAGTGCGCATGAGATGCGGTGAGAGCGTTCGCTCGATCTGTTCTGACCCAAAGCACCCCGAGTTTCCGTGCCGCAAGACTGTGGAGCGCTGGGCTGCGCGCGATACGGAAGGGTTTGCAGATCGATACGCCCATGCTTACCTAGCCGGTGTTCAGTCGAGAATCGAGAACGCCGCCGAGATCGCGGAAGAGCTTCCGACGTTCACGGACGCTGACGGCGTCATACGCATCGATGCGGCCGGCATCCAGAGAAACAAACTGCGCTGCGAACAGGCGCGTTGGGACGCTTCGCATCTACTTCGCGGTAGCGGAAAACTTCATAAGCTGCTGGATTATGGCGACAAGACAGAGATAAGCGGCGAGATGGGCATCAGAACAGTAATGGTCGCGAGTCCAGTTAAAGACGCAACGCCGCGGCCTGAGCCCAAACCCGACTTCGAGTCGTAGCGTGGCGCACCCTGCGGTCGTAGACGGCGTGCTGGACGCAGCGAAGCTCTGGGAGCCGACCGCCAAGAACAAGATAATTCGACAGTCCACCTCGCACAACCGGCTGCGCGTAGGCGGCACAGGTTCAAGCAAATCATCCGACGCAATGATGGAGATCGTAACCGATTTCCTCTTGCGCTTCCCTGGATGCTTTGCGTTGATCCTGCGAACGACAATGCCAGAGCTTGAGCGCTCGAACATCCCCAACTTCCGCGCATACGTTCCGAGCGATCTCTATACATGGAACGATACAAAGCACATAGCTACGTTTTACAACGGCTCGAAGCTGTTCTTCTCGCACATGCAGTACTTCACCTGGAAAGAAATGGAAGCATACCAGTCTTCCAGCTTCCCGGCGATCTTCCTCGATGAGTGCGGCGGCATCCCCATGGCTGTGTGGGACTTCTTCCAGGCCCGCAACCGTGTGAATCCCGAGTGCCAGCCCGATGCGAATGGCGAGTATCCGATTCCCTGCACGCTGGGCGCCACGAACCCTATCGGCGCGTACTGGGGCGAATACAACGATAGATTCGTGCTCAAGAAACCGGATGGGCTTCCAGAGGGATGCAAAACAGACCGCCATGGGCGCATTTGGTCGCCTGTGCGTGGCGCAGCATCCAATCCACATGAGCCGGCTGACTGGCGGCTTGAGTACGATCCGTTCGAGTGGGATTTCGTCCACAGCACAATCATGGACAACCCGCACATGCTGGCGAAAGACCCTGGCATCGTCGCGCGCCTGAACGCCATGCCGAAGGAGTTGCGCGAGAAGCTGCTCGACGGCAAGCTCGACACGACGGTTGGTCAGTACTTCGACTGCTTTGATCCAAACTTCGACGTGATCAACCTGCGCGAAGACCCGGACGCGATCATCTGGCAGTATTGGCAGCCGCGCTGGCTGGGTTGGGACTGGGGGCGCGCGCACTGGAACTCGGTCGTGTGGTTCACCAAAGCGCTGGTGCGGCGTGCCGGCGGCGAGTACAGGCTCAAGACGGTGCAGTACCGCGAGTATGTGGACCGTGGGCGCGATTACGTTGAGATGGCGCAGATCGTCTCCAAGATGACGCGCCTGGGACTGCCTGGTGCAACAGATGAGGATCGGGCACAGAAGCGCGGCTGCGATTACCGCGCGGCCTACTTCAGCCACGAAAAGTTCGCCAAACAGATGGAGGCGGAGAGCCCTGCCGCAAAGCTCAGCAAGTACATGATGGACCTCGGCCTGGCGGGCATGACGCGGGCAACGACTGACCGCGTGGGCCGTGCAACGCTGCTCTACCACCTGTTCAAGGTGCGCGAATTCGTGATTCTGGACACATGCCCGGAGACGATTAAGGCGCTCCCGCAGTGCACGCGCGATGAGGACAACCTGGAAGATGTGCTCAAGGTCGAGACGAAGGGTGATGATGTTTACGACTCGGTGGCGCTGGGTCTGTTCGGTGAGCTGGGCACCCGGCCCAAGCCGCAGGAGGAGAAAGACCGCGAGAAAGTTGAGTCACAGGCCGACGAACGTGCTAAATTCTTGATGAGGTACAAGCTCACGCAGGAGCGCGACCAGCGCGAGGCGCGGGCGGAAGAGCGTCCTCCGGAGAGTTGGGAATGACTGAATCGCAGCGCATCGTGATGAACTGGCGCGCCAAGCTCAAAGCGATGGGCTGGCCGGAGGATGCTATCGCGGAGATCGTCAAGGGTCTGTGCGAGGCTGGTTACCGGGCGTGCATCGAAGAGATTCAGGCGCGGGCTGCGCAGACTGACGCGCTGATTGCAAAGGTGGCGAAAAATTGACCCTACGCGAACTCTTCATTCAATGGCTCACGGCCTCGCGGTTCATCAAATCGCTTGAGGCGCGGATTATCGAGCAGCGCCAAGACTATACCGAGCTTATTGCCGACAAACAGAATCAAATCAAGCTCTTGCGCATTGAGCTTGCAGGCTCTAAACTGGAGTGCGATAGAATGCGTGCAGTGCTGATGCCGTTCGGATCGCCGGCGGGCGCGGCGTTCGCGCAGCAGTACCAGACCGGCAATAAGCCGCCTATGGTCCCTGCGTTCGACGGGCCAGACGATTGGCAGGCGGAACTCAACAAGATTTACGAGGAGGAGCAGAGCGATGGCATTCATGAGCAAGGACGGGAACTTCAAGAGCACGAATCGCGCCCCGGCAATGGCGCACGACCGGTCGATGGCGCGGAAGAGTAGCGGTGGCGCTGGCCTGATGGGCCGCAGCGATCCTCTCCAGCAGCCTGGGCAGGATGGTGGCGGCGGCGAAGAGCCAGAGCAGGGCGATATGCCACTGCACACCGAGCACCACGCCGCGGGCGGCCACACAACCACGCACACATCTGGCGCCGAGAAGCACACTGCGACCGCTGCGGAACTGGTTGCTCACCTGCAAAAGTACCTTCCCGAGGAAGAGAAGGAAATCGCGGACGATCAGGAGCCGGAATATGAATAAGTTGAACGCACCCCTCAATAACACGCAGCGCGATGAGGCGCTGGTGGACCACGACAGCCGACTCGAAACTCTTGAGTCTGCGATTCTCGCCATTCAAAATCATCCGGCGCTATCCGTGCCGGCACTCGTGGACGCCTTACAATCCGCCGAGCCGCCTAAGCAGGAGTAGCCATGTACGGCACCAAGAAAATAGACCTCGGCAAACGTGGCTCCTTCCATATTAAAGAAGGGGCCATGACTGCCGCTGCGAAGCGCGAAGGCGTCAGCAATTCCGCGTACGAGCAGGCGCACAAGGGCGATTCAGGAACTGCCGGCAAGCGCGCGCGGCTGGCCATCACAATGTCGAAATGGAAGCACTGATGGAATTCGAGCAGCAGAAGCCGATCACAGACGAGTACCGGCGCGGGTGGGAGCGCATCTACGCGCAGCAGGAAGCGCGCAAAGCGAAGTGTAGCGCCAGCGTTAACACATACTTGAATGGCTGCCCGATCCTGAGCGAAGGCCCGCAGAAGGATGATCTCTGATGAAAGAACCGAATCATACAATGTCTATCGCTCAATGTGGGATTGGTCGCGTTACCCAGGGCGCACGCCGATTTCTGAAGAGATTGCGTGCAAGGCACTTGCGGCGATATGCACGCGCCGACTTGGATTGTCTAAGGCCGAAAGCGGTACACAGAGGGTGGTACTGGTAATGCCGTTCGTTTCCAAAGCGCAGCGCGGATACTTCGAGGCCAATCGCGGCAAGTTCGAAAAGCAGGGCGTGAACGTTGGCGAGTGGGAAGCGGCCAGCAAGGGTAAGGAACTGCCGGAGCGCGCAAAGAAGCAGGATATAACGCAGATACGCAAACCGCTGAGGGAAAAGTGATGCAGACAGTCGAAGAGATCACCCGCGAACTCGTCTTGAAGATAGAGAAAGAAGAAACCGAAGGGCATGGCGCGTATTGCTCTGCGGACGTTGACGAGATGGGATGCGAATTCGATGGATATTTGGATGTAAAAGAGATGGTCCAATTTGTACTCGATAAGGTGAAGAATGGCTGACTCGAACGACAACCGCACCGATGCGCCGATCCTCGACGAAGAGGACCAAGAGCTTGACGAGTTCGACCCGGCCAGCCTACCGCTCGGAACCTTTTCCGCATTCGACGTAAGCGATGAACCGCTCTGGACCGATAAGGACGGCGAGCATCAGATCACGCAAAGCCAGAAGAACTCCATCAAGGCGATGGTCCAGGCGGCAGCGCAGGCAGATTCAGTCCCGCACCGCATCGAGATTCAGGGCGCGTGGATGCTGGAATTGCTCGACCGCGGACTCCAGCGGATGCGCACGACCAGCGGCGGCGGGTGGGAGCCATTCTACGGCAGCCGCACATCGTCCATTGGAATGTATGGCGCGCAGCAGTCGGGCGGCTACTACGATACCAACGTCATCGGAGAGAAGAACGACACCATTACCTCGCTGCTCTCCTGCGAAATTGCCAGCTCAACATTCTACCCAGAGAAGCCGGGCGACCCCGATGATGAGGTTTACGCGCAGCAGGCCAACTGTCTAAAGCACTTCTGCGCTGAGGAAAACAACTACGGCGAACTCCAGGCTGAGGTCGGGCGCTATGCGTGTACGGATGAGACTTCGCTCGGCTACACGCGGCCCGTGGCTGACGCGCAGCGATGGGGCTTCGAGGATAACGCTCCCGATGTTGTGCCAGAGACGGAGGACGGTGAAGACCCTGATGCCAAGAATGCAGCGCAGTCCAAGCGGCCCAAGATTCGCACCCTCACCAACATTTACGGCAAGCTCTCGCGCAAGGTTCCGCTACTCGCCCGCTCCAAAGCCGAGTGGGCTTATGCGATGCTCGCGCATGAGATCGATATTTCAATCGCCAAGGCGAAATGCCCGTGGGTGGCGAAGCAGATCACCGCGGGCGACATGGGCATCGCGGAACTGAAACTTGACCGCCTCGCGCGTCAGTCCGTGCAGATGGCCATGCAAAGCCAGTACGCCACCGGCGACAGCCTCATGCGCGACGTGACTGAGACGTATGTCTGGTTCCGGCCATCCTTCTACATGGACGATTCCTGCCCTAAAGATCAGCGCTCATGGTTCTGGACGAACTTTCCTAAGGGGATGCTTGCCGCCTACGAATCCGGCGTGTTGGCTTGGGCGCGCAATGAATCGATGGACGAGGTTCTGACCGAGTTCCACGCACGCAGCGGTAACGGCCAGAACCGCCGCGCGCTTACCGAGAGCTTCGCCGGGCCGCAAATGCGCTTGAATGTTCTGGTTGACCTGCGGGACGAGTTTTGCCGCAAGTCAATTACCCGCGTCGGTCTCGACTCCGCAGTTTGGAACGTGGACAAGATGCGCTCATCGAGTGTCCGCGCTGGCGTCTATGAGCCATTCCTGATGCCGGCCGGCCAGCGCCCCGCCGCCGACACCGTTCTGCAAATTCCCGGCACCAGCGGAACGCCGGACATTACCGCGTTCATTGACTGGATCAGCGGGCCGCTCGCCGAGCAACTTACCCATGCGCAGCAGTCCATGAGCGGCAGCGGAGACCCGAACGATCCGCAGCAGACGGCTACCGAGTACAACCGCAAGGACAAGAACGCCAAGGCCAGCTTTGGCGAGTGCTGGCGCAATATCCTGCGAGGATTCGCCAACATCAACACGCAGAGCGCAGCATGGAATGCGCGCGTGCAGCCGCCAAGCGCAAAGTTCGACTCCAACTTCCCTGGCATGGGTCGCGTCACCGCCGAGATTGGCAAGATGAAGACTGGCGCCGGGGTAGCGCGCGCCGACGGCATGAGCGATTCTCCTGAGTCCTGGGCAGACCGGCAGGCCGCATGGGAAAAGGCAATGAGCGACCCTGACCCGGCCATGGCCTCAATCAAGAGCGACCCGCAGAACATGGCGGCCGCGAAACGGTTCATGCCGCCTGGGATGGTCCTGCCTGGCGTGGATGCGGTAGAGAAACAGCAAGCTGAGTTTGATATTCTGCTCAAAACTGCGCCGATGGA